ACCAGAGTCAATCAAGAAGGTGCTGGCAAGTTGGCAGAGGCGTTGAAAGGCCCTGGTCAACAATTTAGAAATTTAAGCAATGCAGCAGTTGATTTTAGTGAAACAGCAACCAACAAATTGTTGCCGGCTATTTTGCCTGTTGTTAATGCAGCGACTGAGCTTCTAAAAGGTTTTGTAGCTTTGCCTGAGCCCGTTAAAGCAATAATTGTTGGAACGGCTGCTTTAGCTCTTGCGTTTGCTGCGCTGCCTCCTGCAATTTTGCTGGTCAAAGGTGCATTGATTGGATTAAAAATTGCTTTTTTAGCATTTCCCTTTGTAGCCGCCGCGGCTGGTTTGGTTGCCATTGGTGTTGCAGCAGCGCAGGCTGCTGAAAGAATTAGTGAGTTTAATAAACTTACGACTGTCAATAGCAACAGTGTTGACGAGCTTGCAGAACAAGCAAAAAAAGTTAAAACAGAAATGGAGAAGTTAGAGCCTAAAGTTGCCAGGAACGGCAGAGCGGCACGAGTTGCTGCCAAGAAATATAAAGAACTGGCAGATGCACTTGAAAAAATTGAACAACGTTCAAAAGTTTTATCTCAGGAATTTGTTATTGGAGGTATTAAGTACGATGCAAATATGGTGCCGATTAATCCGCCTGAAACGGTTTCTGACCGTCGAGAACGATTAGCGCCGAAGCCCGAGACAGAAGCAGAAAGGAAAGCACGCTTACGCAGACAAAAAAGTGGGCAAGAAACCGCTGACAGTATGTTCCAGAAGTCTAGCCGCGATATACAACTTCTTGGAGAACAAACTGAGTTAGGCAGAGAATTACTAAAAAGTGATTTTGCACGAGCCGATGCTTTAGAAAGAATCAACAAGTTAGAAGGCGTTAGTGCAGAAAAACGCCAACAAGTAGTTGATATCACAAATCAAGCATTTGATGCACAAAAAGGAAGTATTATGGGTCAAGCTATTAGCCAAGACTTAATAAAAGCACAACAACTTGCAGAGGCTCAAAGACAAGCAGTTCTGCCACTAGAACGACAAAAAGAATTACTAGAAGCCAAGCTAATTGGCAATGAGAAAGAAATAGCTCTTCAGCATCAGATCGAAGACATTATGAATAATGTTAACATCCTCAACAAAGAAGATGCGATTAATAAGGTTAAAGCAGTCGCTGCTTTGGAAAATCAAGTCACTGTAGCAGATCGTCTCCAAAGGATCTATGACAACATCGGTCAAACAATTAGCTCAGGAATTGTTGACTCTTTGATGCAAGCCACGAGTGTTTCTGAGGCTCTTGGTGGCGTCTTAAACAACATTGCTCGTCAAATGATGCAGCTTGGTATTAATACTCTTCTTAGAAGCACTGGCTTAGGCATATTCGCAAATCTCAGTGGTTTTGCAAACGGTGGCCGCCCGCCTGTTGGACGTCCTTCGATCGTTGGGGAACGCGGCCCTGAGCTGTTTGTGCCTGGTAGTGCTGGAACGATTGTTCCAAATCACGAGCTTGGCGGTGGTGGCGGCACCAGCGTTGTTGTAAACGTCGATGCCAGCGGCACTAACGTGGAAGGCGATGAAGGCTCATCACGTCAGCTTGGCGCTCTTGTTGGCGCTGCTGTTCAGAATGAGTTAATTAAGCAGCAACGACCTGGAGGACTCTTAAGCCGATGACAGCTAGCTGGGACTCATCTGTAAATTTGCAACCGTCTTACGGCACGACAAAGGCCAGCCAGCCGATTGTCCGTCAAGCACAGTTTGGCAGCGGTTATCAACAGGTCGGCAGTCTTGGCATCAACCAAAACCCAAAAGCTTTTACGTTGTCTTACAACCTGTCAGAGGCAGAGTCAGACACAGTGGAAACGTTTCTAGATGCGCGTGGTGGCATTGAGAAATTTATTTTTACGCCGCCAGGTGAAAGCAGCAGCATCAAAGTGCGTTGCACTAGCTGGAACAAAACAATGACAACCAAGGGCCGCGTTCAATTGACCACAACTTTTATTCAGGTGTTTGAAGCATGAGCACGCCGCAGTCAATTCAAGAGCAGCTTCAGTCTTTGGAGCCGTCAGCAATTATTGAGTTGTTTCAGCTTGAACTGACGGAAGCCGTCAACGGTGTTGACCAGACGTATTACTACCACGCAGGCACAAATGAGCTGACGGCTGATGTTGTGTTCAATAGCTTGACGTATGCAGCCACGGCGATCGAAATAGAAGGCTTTCAAGCATCGACTAAAGGCGTCTTGCCTCGTCCAACTATGCGGATCAATAACACTAATAATGCTATTTCAGCCCTGCTGTTGCTCTATAACCCACTGCAAGCGAAAGTTACACGGATTCAGACGTGCAAAAAGTTCCTAGACACTGTGAACTTCACAGGTGGCACAAACGCAACCGCTGATCCGACCGCAAAGTTTGAGGACCAAATTTATTACATCGATCGAGTGGCAAGCGAAAACCCTACGATGGTTGAGTTTGAGTTAGCCAGCAAGCTCGATTTAATCAACGTGGCGCTGCCACGCCGTCAAATTCTTGAGCATTGCCCATGGGTTTACCGCGAAGACAGCACCTGCGGCTACAAAGGCAAAAAGTTTTTTGACATCAACAACAATCCGACAACAGAAGCAAATGATGTATGCGGCAAGCGTTACACCAGTTGCACCTTGCGTTTCCCTGAAGGCGATCTTCCGTTCGGAGGTTTTCCAGGTGCAAGACTTCAGATGTGATGCCGAAGCTCATGCAGCCAGGTCTTACCCGAATGAGTGCTGCGGCCTTGTTGTCAATGGTGAGTATTGGCCTTGCCGCAACACAGCAGAACTGCCGACCAGCACGTTTGTGCTTGAGCCGCGTGATTATGCCGTCGCTGCAATCATGGGCAAGGTTGAAGCTGTTGTTCATTCGCACCCAGAAGGTGGGCCAGCAAGTGAATCAGATCAAGCTGTGTGCAGCCAAGGTTCCGTGCCTTGGCATATTTGGCGTATGCCTCAACGCGAATGGTTAACTATCAATCCTTGATCGGCCGCGAGTGGGAGTACGGCAAAGCTGACTGCTTCACACTGGTGCGCGATTGGTTCAAGCTGCAAGGTGTTGAGCTGCCGGACTACGAGCGGCCAGAAAGCACGCAAAGCTGTGAAAGCATCTTTCTTGAAGAGGCAGAACGCATTGGATTTAAGCCGGTGACTTTGCAGACGCGTCAACCTGGCGACGTGCTGATCATGCGGATGGGTACACGAACACCAATGCACGCAGCGGTGCTGTTGCCAGATGAAAGGATCTTGCATCAACAACGTGATTCGCTAAGTGCGGTCATTCCCCTTAGCAGATATTATTTGACAAGGGTTGCGGCGGTTTTTCGATATGCAGCAAGTCGTTCGACTGCTGGGTGATTTAGGCGAGCGGTATGGCGCTGAGCACGCTTTTTATAACCTTCGCACGCCTGCTGATGCGATCAAACTGCTTTGCATAAACTATCCGGCTTTTCAGTCTGAGCTGATTACGGCTCACGAAAAAAGGATTGGCTACCGCGTGCTTCAAGCTGGGGTTGATCTTGACTTAGATGAGCTACTGCTGCCAATCGGCCAGAACGATTTAATCGTCACGCCTGTTCTTGTCGGCGAAGACGGTGCAGGAAAGATCCTTGCGGGTGTTGGCTTAATTGCTGCTGCGATTGTTTTTGCTCCTGCAGGTGCTGGTTTTTTAGGATTAGGTTTAGGAGTTGGTGGGGGAGTTTCAGCTACTTACGCAGGCGGATTTCTTGTCGGCTTACAAGCGACCGGAGTATTGTCAGCAACTCTTGCCACTTCTATTGGCGTACTTGGTGCCAGCATGGTGCTTGGCGGCGTGACACAGATGCTGTCGCCACAGCCAGACCTAGGAGGCTTTGGAGGTGTCAGCACAAGAGACGATTTACGAGCAACGCGACCAGAGTCAGTCAATCGCGGCTTTGATGGGCAGAAGTCTTACGCCTATCTCGGAGCGCAGAATACGGTTGGCGTTGGCGCAACGATTCCGGTGGCGTATGGCAAGGTGCTGATCGGCTCGCATGTCATCTCGGCAGACGTTGATGTTGCTGATGAGTCTGACCCGCTCAAAACAACAACAAGAACACCAGGGGCAGATACAGTCACAGTTCAAGGCAATAAGCTCGAGTTCGGCACACGCAGAGACAACATGGCGCGTTGGAATAGCGTGCATTTCTTGAATAATCGATCAAACACTGCTGCAGATAGATTTATTAACCCAGATAAAGGCGAGGCACTAACTGCTGCCAACAATTTTCGCCTTGAGTTTGGGGATGGCCCAGCATTTGATCCTCAACAGTATTTTATTTTTCTTGAAGTAAACAAGTTGTTTGACCTTGTAGGCGACACGAAAACTGATGGATTTATTAGCTACCAGATTGAGGCAAGACAACAATTTGGCAAACTTAGCGACATACACGCCAGGACAGGTGGAACAATACAAGGTCTAACAACAGAGCCCTATCGTTGGTATCACAAGTTTGACCCAAACAAAGCACCTCACATTGATTTCTATCTTCTTGATATAAAAATCCAGGACGCATCAGTTGATTCGTCTGTTGTGTTCACTATTCGGCACGGTTTTGCCCCTAGCATTTCTTAGTCATGGCACTTAATTCAACCTCTAGCGTCCGACTAATTGACTTGTTATGCGAAGGCCCGATTGAGGGCTTTGATGATATTAACCAACAGATATTTTTAGACGAAACGCCCTTATTTACTGGCAATGATGCTAACTTTCCAGTAGAGGATGTTGATGTTGACTTTCGCCTTGGTGGCCGCAGACAGACGCGATTGCTCCAAGCTGGCAACGCAACAACTACGATCACAGGTGTTGCTGTTGAAGTTGGACAAAATTATTCAGAAACAGTTAACGCTAGCGATGAAGTAACTGCTAGGGACTACGGATCTGGAACTGCTATTCGACAAATTAGTGATTCAGAAGTTGAATCAGTACAGCTATTATTTACAATCCCGCGTTTGTTCTCTTCTGCTGTTGAAGGTCTAGCAAAAGGGCAACCTTTTAATGGCAACCTTCAAATTCGTGTTTTTGTCCAAGCGCAGGGTTCCGCCTACCAACTAAAATTTGACAAAACAATAACTGGAGTTGCTTTAACTGATTATCAGATCAAAACGCCTATTATCGAGTTGCCGCGTGACGCCAAAGGTGAAGGCTATCCCTGGAACATTAAAGTTGAAAAAGTAAATCTTGGAGAAGACCATTTTGAAGTTAAGTTTGCTGACTTTGAAGAAGTTCCGAAAAACAAAGCGCTTGCAAATGGCCGAGGTAACCAGTTAATCTGGACGTCAATTATTGAGCGTCAAGAAATACGCAGCGCCTACCCATACACTGCTTGCGTCGGTCTTAATCTGAATACCCGGCAGTTTAGTAACCTGCCCAATCGCGCTTACTTAGTAAAAGGACGATTAGTACAAATTCCGCACAATGCTGCGGTTCGCGATGACGGCAGCCTTGACTTGACTCAACAGGTTGCGTTTAATGGCAGCACTCGTTTGTCTTGGACAACCTGCCCGGTTTGCATATTTGCGGACATGGTGCTGAATGATCGCTACGGCTGTGGTGATTTTGTTGACACGTCAAATATCAGCTACACCGATCTTTATCCGTTAATTCAGTACGCTAACCAGTTGGTCACGAACCAAGACGGTTCATCAGAAGCGCGTTTTGCTTGCAACATTCTTATTGGTGATCGCGCAGCGGCTTACAAAGTGCTGCAGGATCTGGCCTCAGTTTTCAGAGGGATGTCCTTCTGGAGCAGCAACACTGTCCAGCTATCCGCTGACCACGGCAACCTTGACGGTTCTGTTGTTGACCCAGTTCATCTTTATACGAACAGCAATGTAATCGGTGGCGCTTTTAATTACACCGGTTCATCGCTTAAAACCCGCAGCACCAGCATCAGGGTCAGGTATAACGACACCGACAACTTTTATAAGCCGAACTTTATTGTTGTTGAAGACGCGGCGCTAATTACTAAATACGGCTATCAAACCCGCGAGGTTGTCGCCTTTGGTTGCACATCACGCAATCAGGCGTACCGCC